AACCGTCATCCAAACTTGGCCAGTGCCATTGTCAGACACGCAAGTAATGCGACAAGTGGAACCAACTACGGTTCCTGCAACAAAGGTAAAGGTATCGCCAGCTACATCAATTACAGCATTAGCTGCCGTCCCTCCCGTTAGGCTTAGTTGTGCGTTGAACGCACTGCCTGTAGCTGCTGGAATGGCAACCGTTGTCGTCTTGCCTCCGCCCACAGCAGTAGTGACCAAAAAGTCAAAATATGCACCTGTGTTAGCACCCGAAGACGCTGGGATGTTAATCACATTGTCTAGCGTTCCATGAATCAAAACAACGGAACCTGACTGTGCGATGGTCAAAGCAGAAGTGATCGCTCCAGAAGCTTCCCAAGTCGTGATGATCGGGCGTCTTGCTGTCAGCGTACCGCTAGTGGAAATAGCACCGTTCGAGTCAACATCGAAATTGGTAGTAAACGCACCAGTAGTTGCACTCTTGGTGACTTGCTCAAATCCGCCCTCTGAGCGAACTGATCCCGAAAAAGTTGTGTTAGCCATGATCTTCTCCTGTCTTGGCTAGTGTCTGCCGATTACTCGACCGTCAGGAAAAAATGGGAGGGGAGAAAGCAATCAATCACGAAACTGGGGAGTCGGCGAGACTTCAGCTTCACAAAAGATTACTCCCTCCCCCACCCATACTACGCTCCGGGCGAACCCCAGATCCCAAGAGGATCGGAAACACCGAAGCTGTACCGCTCGCGAGCCTTGTAGCGAACATTCCCGGTATCAAAGTCACCGTCCATGCTCGTTTCCAGTGCCACACGATTGAAGTGCTTCATGCCGTCCGGCACATCGGTCAGCAGGAACCACGCATCCGTATCCGTCAGATAGTGATTCACAACCGTACCGTTCGGAACAACACCCATCGAACGCATCGCGTTGATATCGTTGTCCGCAGTACCGGGACGAAGATCAGATTTCATCACCCGTGTCGCCACAAACTGTAGATCAGGCGGGATGACAAGCGTCTGGGCGCGAGCAGCGATCAATAGACCACGCTCATCCGTCCATTTGCCAATCTGAATTATAGCAGCCTCAAGAGAAGTCTCGTTGAGGTCAACGGCAGTCGCTGGACGATTGGAGTTCTTGCCACCGGAAACGAGCGGGTGACCGTCACCACCAGTTACGCCATCGCCTGACGCCGTGAAGAGATTTACACCATCGCCGCCCTGATAAGTGGCGGTGAACCCGTTGTTAAGCGGGAACACAGCTTTAACCTGCTTGGTGTGGGCCATGGCGCGAGCCAAAGCCTTGGTGTAACGAGCCGACAGGGAATCATAGAGATTGTCCTCCATAGCCTCTTCCGTAATGGCAAAGCCCATGGCGATGGTCTCGTGATTGTAACGAGCCGTGAAGCTCTCCTGCGCGGCATCATAAGAAATCGCAGACCCCTCGTCCTTCACCGGGGCAGCGTCGAAGCCCGAAAGCTTCACCTCTTCTTCAAAGGACCTGCTGGAGCTTTCCGTCTCATAGATTTCGGCGTGCTCGTCGTCATAACGACCATACTCGATGCCGAAAAGGGCGTTGAGCCCCGGAAGCAGCTCCTTAAGAAGTTGTGCTCTTGAAATAGCCATTTATCAGTATCTCCTATAACCCGGTAGGGTTGTTGTAGGAATGAGGAGACGCTGTAAATGTAGACGCTGCATTGAACTTAACAATGATGTCTGGAAAGGCATCACTAGCAGTCGTCCCTGCTGGAGCCAAACTCTTCGGTCCATCAACGAAGTCCATGATGCGAAGTGGCAACGTAAGCGTTGCCGCTGGTGTGCTCGCATCCAAAGCATTTTTGGACTTGCCGATAGAGGTGCTGCCAGCCGTCTGCACCACGCCCGCATTCAATCCACGGTCTGTAGTATTTACTGCCTCGTCACCCTGCATCTGAAATACAACATTCGGATCGTCAAGGACGTAAGCCACTGCATCCGTTGCTGCATTAGATGCGGGCCATTGGTCACTAAACGTCTTCTGTCCACTTGTCGGGTCCGTATAAGAGCAACCCATGAAAACACCGACAGAAGCCAAGGTCGCAGTTCCGGCATCCAATTCAATCGTGCCACTCGCCACAAGCTTGACAAAGTCACCGTTAAAAATAGCGGTGCCATATGTAGTAATTATCGGCAAGTGGCGTACCAAGCCCGTAAACGAGCCCGCAGCACTTGTAGTGCCGATGGGCCTAGCCCCGTATGGAGCTGCCGTAGTAGCCATAATTATTTCCTAAATTAGTAGTAAGACATCAGCGACCTTTGCCGCCGAATGCTACACGAGTTTTACGATCAGGCGCGAGAACAGGCATCCGTGGATCGTTCTCGCGCATATAGGCATTATCGACGGCTTGCATCTGTGATTCAGCGTGTTTAGCATAATATTTACGCCGCTTGTCCACCGTTTCTTCCGGTGCCTTGCAGAGCAAAAGTCCGCCGACTTCAATTCCACCCTTGTTCGACCAATCCGAATTATGATCACTCATAATTTGTAGTTCTGGATGATCCTCAGATTTAACCGGCTCCCAGCCTTCACGAAAGCGTTTCGACACATTCGTGTTGTCTAGGTTGCCTACCATAGAGGTTCGTATCCACCGGAACACCCAGCCGTCTTGCGGATCAGGATCTGGGAGAATAGATGCGGGCTCCCAAGGCATATCGCGGACCTCGCTTTCACGAGTTTCGAGATTTCTTGGATCCCGTGGAGCACGTTCGTCAGCCATCATGCCCTCTCCTTCATTAGCTGTGCGGCATACTGTTGGAGCGTTATCCCCAACCGTTCTGCGAGTGCGACTTGAGTCGAAGTTAGTTGGACCTTGCGTGGCGCGGCACCATTATTTCTCATGGCTGGCGCAACCACGGGACTCGCCTTACGACGAGTTGCAGGCTCAACAGCTACGGATCCCGAAGATCCCGCGCTGCTGGGACTGAAGTACTCAGGCCATTTCTGCCTCATACGATTATCTATTAATTCATAGTACTCTTGGGTCTCTGGGTCAACACCTTCCCTCTTAACTAATTTCTCATGTAGACCATACGCATGGCTCGTCATTTCCTCATCATCACCAAACCAAGGGTTGTTTTGTTGCCATTCCTTGGCTGCAGGGCTCCCAGAGTCTTCCGCTACCTGCTCCCGCGACGGTTGCTGTTGTCGGGCCTCTTGACGTTGTTCAGACAACACATTTTGCTTCCAGCTTTCTGTAACCCTACCTGACACCGCAGGAGCGGCGACTTCCGCTAACTGTGCGCTAGTGAGGGCTTTCTGTGCCTTGGCAATCTGATCTGATTCCCCAGATTCATGCGCTTGCTTGAAATTAGCTTCGGCTATAGCAACCGCAGCCTCCGCGCCATACTTACTGTGCTGGTTAAGAGCAGACTGCGAATCTTGGACGAGCCTGAGTAGCCGTTGGTTCTCAACTTGGAGAGTCTGTGTGTAGTTCACAGCCTCGCCTGCGAGCCTATCAGACTTGTCCTTTGCCCTTCGCTGTTCGTGGAACTCCCATTTCAGCTTTTTGATGCGTTGTTGTGCGCGGCTCCCATAGCTTGATATTTCCTCGTCCGTTGCCATGCCGTCATCTGGTGACGCAGCCCCTGCAGCGGGACGCCGATCAGCCTCCGGGCGATCATCCACAATCTCAACATCAATTTCCGCAATTTGTGCAGAAGTCGATTCGTCAGAAGGTGGTTCAACGGTTGTCTTTACACCCAAGAACCTATCCTCTTGACTCATGCTCCCGATTTCGTCGCTCATTTTAGGCCCTCTCCACTCCTCTGGGGTCTTCTACGACCGCTTCGACGGTGTCGTCATTGATTAAGCGGAACTCCTTGCCGTGAACCTTCAGTCTGGTGCCACTAAATGCCCGGAAAACCACCCAATCACCGACCTGACAGTACGGCCCATTCGGGAATCTGCCGTAATTGACGTAGGCATCTGACCCCATAGACATCACCCACCCCACAACCGTGGCGATAGACTCCTCGCGTTGGGACTCAGTCGATTTGATGATGCCGCCCTCAGTGGCCTCTTCTATTTCAGGGAGTGCAATTAGAAGTTTATAGCCCTTTGGCTCTGGCAGTTGGGAAGCAAAGTTAACCCCTCCCTTACTCTCATCCCGATAAAAAGGCTTATATTCAGCGTCTTGCAGGGCGACTTCCTGTTCTTTTTCCGATGTTTCTGTTGCGAGTGTAGCCATGTCAGCCTCTCGTTAAATTGTTGCGCCATAGCGGCGAGTTACAGGTTACAACTCCCCCAACTTCTCATCTAATTCTAAAATCTCACGCTCCATCCAAGCCAATCCCTCTATCGTGCCACATATCTTTCGATATTCCTCCATGCTCTGGGCACCACCTATCGCAAGGTGATCTGCCAATCCATTCATGTGTTCTCTGATCTTATTTTTAAGCAACGACAAAGTGCCGTCATTCACGGTCATTGTCCTTTGCCATTTCCCTGCCAAGCTTGATGCCTTCAAGCTCTTGAGAGGACGCGGTTTTCTTTTCGTCCGCATCAGTCTTTATCCCCAACTCCAGTTCCTCCAGTGCGAGTTTCTCCTGTTCCAACTGAAGTTCCGCCGCATCCATTTGTTGGTCACTAGCCAGCTTCTGCTCAAGCAACCCCAGCTTCTGTCGGTTGAATTGCTCTTTGTCAGCAACCTTCTGTTGCTCCAGTTGCTGCTTGGCCGCATCGGCTTGCTGCTTGCGCTGAATGTCCATCTCGCGTAAGCCTAGTTCGCGCTCGCGCTGTTGGATGATCGGATCTTGCTGTTGCGCGGCCTGCTGTGCAGCCTGCGCCTGCTGTTGCTTCCTGCCTGTCATCTGATCCGCTGCATCGGCAACGAGCTTGCTGAGTCTCTTCTCGACATCTTCCGGTAGTGGCTGATCCTCTGGTGGCAGTTCTACGCCAAGCTCTTCTTCGATCTGCTTGCGGAACACGAACGCCAAGTGCTCGCGGAGATGGGAGTCGAGTGCGCCAGATATCGCTTGACCCGCAGGACTGTTCTGCATCTCCTGCGCGATCTGCGGATCATTCTTGAGCGCCATGTGGACACGCATATGTGCGTCATGGTCCTGATACTCATATGCCTTAACAGGGGCCTGTGTAAGCATATCCTGATTTTCGCTGACAGGATTCTTGGGCGGCACTTCGTCCGCGTCCGGTACGACCTTGTCGGCGTTCGGTATACCGATCAATTCCATCATCTGCCTGTGCAGAAGAGGTAGGTCGTACATATTCGGGGCTTGGGCCGCTAATTGCAGGGCGGCTTGATACTGCATGATACGCTGTGCCATGGTGGACGCATTCGGGTCTGAACAGGGCACAACATCAATGCGATCATCAAAGTCCTCAGCCTTAATGCCCTCTCCCTCATCCGTCTCGTATGGATACTCAGGATCCGTATAATCATGGATGATCTTGGCTAAAATCTTGAATTCTTGCTTTAGACTCGCATGAATACGGGCCTGAATCGCGGACTGCACCTTCATTGCCCGCTCCATGATCGCAAGAGTGGTCCCAACGGGAGCCTCTTGGTTCATGTCTCCTACTTTGAGGTCCGCCATCGACGCAAAGCGTCGGCCTTCCTCCACAATGTTACCAAGTAACTGGTAAAGGACCGAAGAAGGTTCCTTATAAGGAAGAAAAGTGATGTTATCTTTGATGACACCACCGGGAACATCAACATCCCTGAATTCTCCGGGCATGATGGGGGTGTCGTCCCCTTTGATTCTGAGTCCACGGGTCTTCAAGCCTCCCGGCAAATTGGAAAGAGTCCCTGCGTCTACGAGTTGACGCAACAGACTGGTAGCGGACTTCGCCAGCCCTCCCACCATATGGATCAAGCCCAGATTGTAAAATCCGATCCCCGGAACATATCCGTAATGAACGAAATGCTGTTTCTTGATTTTGTGTGCATCGCCTTCGTCCCAGTTCCGGTAGATCGAAAGGATCGTGGAACTAGACTTGTCGATGGTGATCACATAAGGGAGAGCCACACCGTCCGGGTCTTCAAAGCCCGGAAGATCTAGATCAACGTGCATCTCTAGAAGCTGATGTCGCTCTTCAGCATCGTATGAAGGCTTGACCCCACCGATCTCGTTGAATTTATCGGTGATCGGGTTCTCTTCTATATGTGAGGTAGTAAGCTCTACGTCCCGATAGAACCCGTTGACCTGAAGCTTCTTCACCTGATTCGTACTGCGATTCATCACATGGGTATAACGCTCTGCCTGCTCTAGGTCCGCCTCATTGTACGAGACTACAAAGTCCTCAGCAGGAACGAACATCGAAGTGGGTCTGCCCAAAGACGGATCGAAATAGATCTTGCGGAACGCCGATCCCGCGAGCGGAAGACTGAACAGCAGCTTCTCCGTCTCAGACCTGTATTCGGTCATCACTTCGAGAAGCTGATAGTTCATATAATTCTGTACACGCTTGGCCTGTCCCATGCGCTCTTTCGTTGAAATCCCCCAGATCTGGGTCTTTACTGGACCCTTGGCTGGCATGATCTCTTGAATCGTCTGGCTCTGGAACCTGACAACGGCTTCGGACAACATCGGATGGAATACGCCACAGGCTCCCGCCCAAGGCGTGGTGCGGTCCTCAATCTCCAGACCTAACTGGTCGAGTCCCTCTTTGTATGTTTGCTCCCAATCCGATCTGCTTCTTTTGTCGGCCTCGAACTTGGCAATCAGGTCAACTGCAACTGTACGCAGTTCCCTGTCTTCAACAACTTCGGCTAGGTTGCCAGCGAACTCCATCTCGACACTGCCGACATCTGCAAGCGGATCGAAATCTATTTCGACTCCGCCACCCTCCAGCTCCGTAACCAAAGACTCACCCGGAGCAATATCCTCCTCCTCAATGACCATGAGCCCTTCCGGTCCCATGTCGAAATCATCCTGATTGAACAAATTATCCAGAGGCTTATCTATTGGCATCTAACGTCCCCGATTAAACAAGCTTACCAAGGTCATTTGCAATCTTACCCTTTCACGGCCTTGGGGGACATACGGGGAGTGCTTGAGCGCGTCATCCTTGATCGCCCACCGCAGGTAACCTGACCAGAAATCCGGGCGTTTTGTCACCGTGCCAGCCGCCTAGTTGATTGAATTCGTAGAATTCGTTTGCTCCCTCATAACCATCACAGCCGTTTTCCACAAGCTTGTTGATAACTTTCTCTTTGTCGTACAAGACTATCGGCTCCATA